TCACTAGGAACTGAGGCATCTAGCGATTCGCTCATTGATGAAATCCACTCCTTCTTTATGCACGATACTGTTTACATCGTGGCCTTCTGGCATTTGAATAATGTTTACATTGCCTAACTCTTTACTTATCTTTTTGCCGAACTCTAGTCCTGGCCCATCACCATCTGCCAATACAATTACTGTATCAAAGTCATCTAATATTCTTGTGTAGAAAGGCTTCCAATTGTTTGCACCTGGAATACCTACTGCTGGGTGATTAGTTTTAACGCTGAGTGTAATGCAATCTATCTCACCTTCGGTGACACAGATGTAGTCTGATGCTGTTAGTACTACCTGTGCATTGAACATGCTGGTCTTAGCACCTGGCATACCCATATACTTTGGGTCTGCTCCGTTCATTGCTCTGAATCTGATATCTACCACGCCTGATGGCGTGATGTATGGAATGGCTAGCCTATCCATGTACTGTTCATGACCTGGAAGAGCGTCCTTTACTACTCCCAAATGAAAGCGTTGAGCCTCTGCGACCGAGAGATTGCGTGTTGCCAGATACTCTGTTGCTAAATGTATCTGGCTTGCGTACTGCTGCGCCGCCTGCAAGAGAAATTGTCTGTGCGAATTTGATAGCCTCACGATATGTGCCTCCTTCCTTCTGAATAATTAAGTCGTACACATCTCCACCTACACCACAACCATGACATTTGAATCTACCTTCATCAAAGTTTAGACCTGCTGATGCATGACTGTCATCGTGAAATGGGCATTTTATTTTGCGCCAACCGCTGCCCTCTGGTGGCACGGTTGCGCCAATGTAATTTAAGTAATCTACAATACTATGTTTCGCTGCGTCCACGCATTGCGTCCTTTATTAAAGCCAACCATACTTTGGCTGGCATTGTGCAATACCATTCGTCAACATTCTTAGTTCCTTTTTTCTTGTGGAGGACAACGCCTGTCCAACCTTGGTCGTTAATCATTTCTACTTCTAGTTCTTTTAGCCAAGCACTAAGGTCTAACTTAATATGGTTCTTAACTTCAATCGTCACGCCATTGACTCCTGCTATGTCACCTCTGTCGAGGTGGCTGCCTGCTAGTCTGCGCTCTGCATATGGAAACCCATTTGCTTTTAACCAATTAACTGCTGGGATTTCTCCGCCTTGTGTACCTTTACGCTTGGCTGCACTACTCACACTATTCCCTCTTGTTGGTATCTGACTGCTACATCTTCTAAGTACATAGAGTCTGGGTTGAATGAAAGACTAACATAGTTACTACCTGTTTGGTCTGCTCGCCCATATCTGTTCTTAACTGGAGCCACACATAAGTATGTGTCATCTCCTTGTTTCATCTGACCAATTGTAAGAACCATTGCTGGAATCTGATTAACCATTCCCTGAACTGCACTGCGTGGTTGGCAGGGATAACCATCGAATCCTTCTTTAGTGTGGTGCAGTACTAAGACTGCTGCATTTGTATCTCTGGCTAGATACTTAAGTTCTTTCATGACGGCACGCATTGCGCCAAACTCATCGTACCCATCCATTGCTACATCCATAAGATTGTCTACAACAATAAGGGTTGGACTTTTACCCCACACTGTTTCAAAGGCTGAGACTTCATCATCTAAGTCTTTAAGTGTAGGGCTGGATTCAAACGACCAGAACAAATGATTGTTCAGTTGTAGTATCTCATGTGATTTTGCTGGATTGTTTTTAAGTAACTGCTCTGCTGCTGCTTGTGTCATCTTGCCTGTCATAGCAATCAAACGCATAGCCATTGTATGTGCATTGGTATCTGCTGAAAAGTAAAGTGTAGGATGTTTTGTTTTAGCAGCGATAGCCAATGCAACTGATGACTTGCCTGCACCTGGAGTGCCTGCAACTACAGTTACCTCTGCTCTACGCAGAATAATTCCTGCTCTTTCAAACGCCGCAAAAGCGGGTGGCAATGGTTCGCCACCCACCTCTGCTTTGTTTATAGAGCGTCTAAGTGTTTTCACTTAATCTGTTCTGGAACGAATGTGTTCCATTCTGGTGACTGAACAACAACGTATTGGTTCTTACACTTATCGAAAGCACCCTTCGGTGCTGGACAAAAGTAACCTTTGTATGGCTTACCGTCTTTACCCATACCTTGAATTGCTGTCATCTTTCCATGTGCGCATGCACGACCACCAATACTTGCTACTGGTGTTGGTGCTGGGTTTGCATATTCTTGGGCAGGAACTGATGTTCCCCCTAGTGTGTCAATGATATTGCCACCTAGTGCTGCTGCTACTGACTGAACTGACACTGCTGGTTTTGATGCACCACGCACTGCTGACTCTAGTTCCTGTGCTGCTGATGCGATTGCATGTACTGATAGTGCAACAATCTGGTCTAGTTCCTCGCCACTTTCTGCTCGTACTGTAACCAAACTACCTGCTGCTGTCTTTACTGTGATACTGATTGGTGCTTCTGTGCTAGGCACTATCTTCTCCTTGCTCGAATGGAGTGGCTAAACCTTTTTGGTCTCGCCACTTTCTTACTTTCATCGCAAACTGTACACCTTTCCATCCTTCTTTGATGTCAATCCATACTAGTTTGCATGTTCCTGTCCCTGCTGGGGCATGAACAATAATTGCTTTCTCTTTATTGATATCGCCCCACGTACCACGGGTTCCCGTATCAGTCATGTACGGGGACCCGTTAGCATAGATTGCTAACTGCATAGCGATATTGTTTGGGTGGTCAATGCGACCCGTCTTTAAGTCTGCGATAAATCTTTCGCCTTTATATTCAACAACTCTATCTGGTGTGCCTGCAATTTTATACTTGTCTAGCACTGTAAATTGCTCGATGTAAATCTTAGTAAGAATACTTGTTGCCTGTTCATAGGCTTTGATGTCTGGCATCCACTGCTCTGGGAATATACCTAACTCTAAACCTAAGTCTAGTTTTTCTGTTAGTGCGTGGATTGCTGTACCGATAGTGGCTGCTTTACTAGCGCCTGCTACTTCCATTGCTTCTTCAATGTAAGCATTAACTAACTTATTGTTATCTCCTGCTACACCAATGGCTAACAATAGGTCTGGCCTGCTTGTTAAACCTATTGCTGCCATGCGCATCTTCCATGCTGTTAATGCGGAGGCATCATCTAAACTGTTGGCAATAGTTGTTGCGCGAGTATAAGCAACTGGCTTGCCACCTGTAGGTGGGACAACTAGTGGTCGTCCGTATCTATCTCTTTCAATTTCTGTTGGCATTACTCTCCCTGTTAATTAGTGTCCCGTGTTCGCAGATGGCGGGACCACCCATCCCCAAGTCTAACACATAGTAGAAATGAAAAAACACCTATGCATTAGATAGCGACTATGGATGTTGGTTACTCTCGTTCGATATCTTGTACTCGTACATCTGGGTCGTGCAACTCTAAGTCGTAGCCGCTGACTTCGATATTGTCCGTAATGTAATCTTCAACTTCCTCAGGGGAGGTAGCCTTGATTCCAGTAACAGTAACTGTAATCTCTACAGTTGCTGACCAGGTTGTACTTAAAGCATCTGAACCGATTGACTCTAGTAACTGATTCACGTCATCACGTGTAACTGTTACCTCATCTGAACCATCATCGAATGCTTCTGAAAAGAAATCATATACCCTGGAGCGTGTAACTACAAGTTTTCTATATGCTTCTTGTGCTTCATTAGATATTGCTTCATGCTTTTTCTTTGTTGTAATCTCACTCTTGATTAGTTCTTTGAGTGAATCTTCTGTGAAGTTGTAGGTTGTGCCATCAACTGTGATTGGATTTAGGTACATCATTCTCCTTAGATTGAGAGTAGTTCTAGTGCTCGTAGTTTAATGCCATCGTTCCGTCCTGCAAGGATAGAAATACTAGCATCTTTCTGAGAGTAGTGGTCGGCATATTCTACAACTGCTTGCCATAAACCAAACTCTGTGTTGCGAATGTTCTCCTGTGTTGGGCTATCTGAGTAGATAGCAAATGCTTTTTGCCGTGCATTGAGAGCACGGGACTTAGCATTCTTTTCACCCTTGCTGAGTAGGTGCATAGGTGATTGCTCAATCTTGGTAGGCAATGCCCATACTTTCTTGAAGTATGCGGTTGCTCTAGAGATATCTGTCTCACGCTGGATGAGATGGTTAGCAAGGTCGCTATACATATCAATGCTTGAATAAGTTAGGTCAAGTAAGTTTCGCATGTCAGATACTGATAGCACTGCGTTCTGGGTATGACGCAGCGTATAGGTATGTGCTTTGTTCTTGGCTCTAAAGATACGATTGATTTGGTTGGCACACCACAATCGCTCAATGATAGGACGCACTACTACTGATGATGAACCGTCATGACTAGTCTTGGCTAGTAAGAAGGCAGCATGTGGGTCGCCCTTGATTTCCATTTCTTTTGGTAATGACATGAGCATCCATACTTTTGCTCCGTCATCATACTCACCTGCTGCTGCATAGCGAGCCTCGCCTGAATCAATTAACCCGTCTAGTGAGCCAAAGACTTCAGAGTTCTGAAAGACTTTGTACTTACTACCCACTACACCAATGACTGATTCTTTTCCGCCATCTTTCTTTACTACTGCTTGCTTCTTGGGTACATGCATGAACTGTTCTGTGTGCATGTCTGACAGGCTGACTGTCCAATCAAGTCCTGCCTGCTGTGCTACTTGTGCTGCGCTTGTTGCTTCTACTGCTACGCCAGCCTTAAGCCAGGCTGAGCGGTTCTTCACTACATCTGCTGTAGTCATGTGTCCCTTTCTTTACCATGAAGCCTGATACTCGAAGGCCCATCCTTCGGGTACATCTTCAATGAGTTTGGTTACTATCTTTACAGTCTTTTCAAGACCATAAAAATACCATTCGTCATACTCTGTGCTGCCAAAAAAGAAGCCAGAGCCTGTTGGTAGTAATCTATCTGCTTGACTGTGGTCTGCCAATACTTCTTCACATAGAATCTTTAAGTCAATTAAAGAACTGCGAGGCACATAGATTGGCTGACAGTTGTCTTCTCCATCTGCTAGTTCATTGATGAACCAGTTGTGGATAGCATTAACCTTGCGCCAGTATCCAACTTGAATAGATACAGATGCAAAGGCTAAGTCTTCTGGGTCATACATCCAATCCGTAGCCCCTACGAGGGAGGCGAGGATTGTGTAATCAGCATTAAGTTTCTTGTTATGTGTTACTGGTTCCCACTCAATAGATGAGATGCTCTTGCGAGCATACAAATACATATCCAATCCCATGATTAGATACCCATCCCTGCCTTGACCTTTGGATGAAGTTCTTCAGTCATTGCTTTGAGTGCATCTGCTGGCCAGTTTGAATTGAATACACGGCGAAGCAAGTTGGCTAGTGAATAAGTTGGATTATTTTCTAGCGCCTGTGATAGTACTTCTCTTGCTGATTCATCTTTTTCAATTGAATAAAGATTTGCAGCCAAGATACTAGCAACTGGTGCAATGAACTCACCTGGAACTACATCCATAAAGGATGCAAGGTATG